TCAGCATCAGTGCGACGGCGATGATGCCCAGTGCGCCACCCAGGAGGATGAGGCTCTTGGCGATCTGTGTCCAGGAGAAGCTGGCGAAGGTCTTCATGGAACTGGCGAGGATCTTGATGCCCGTGGCGAGAAGGATGATTCCCAGACCCTGGAGTGCTCCTGCCTTGTCCGCGGCAGCGAACTTGGTGAAGAGCGCAAGGCTGACCAGAAGACCGGCAACGCCGGCTAGTCCCTTACCCAGTGTCTCCCAGCTTTGACCGCCTAGAGACGTCACGGCCTTGACGAGGATGTCGACAGCCTTGGCGAGAGCGATCATGCCGAGACCGGCGGCGATCATTCCCTCAGGATTGCCCATCAGCCTCATCGTGGCGACCAGCGACCCGAGGATGACGGAGAGACCCGTCAGACCCTTGGAGAGACTGTTCCAGTTCAGAGCCGCGAGCTTCCTGACCGCAGAGGCCAGAATATCGACCGCGGCGGCAAGGAGGATCAACGACCCCATCAGGAACGGCATCTTGGCGAAGCCGGCAGTACCGATGAAACGGGAGAAGATGGCCATGGCGGTAGTCAGCTGCGTGAACATCACGGTGATGGCCACACTGGAGCGGACGAGTCCCGCTTGGTCGATCTTGGAGAGCTCCATAACTGAGAGGGTCAGGATGCCCACTGCGGCAGCGATCTCGAGAAGCGTTGCCGCCTTGAGCGTGCCCTGCATGGTCTTCAGCGTTCCACTGAGTTCGTCGAAAGACTCAGTGATGGCGTGCGTCAGACCGGTGAGAGGACCGGAGCCTCCACCATGGAACTTGTCTACGAACCGCTTGAGCAGCAGTACGATGCCGCCAAACAGCACGGTGTTGATCGTGTTGAGGACGGTGTCAAAGTTCAGACCGGAAAGGCCGCCCTGGAGCGAACTCGCCATCTTCTTACCGAGGTCTGCGATCTTCTTGACGAATGGGTCGAGGTACTTACCCAGGGCGCCGAGGGCGCCGAGGAGTTTGGACCATGCTGTCTGTGCCAGCTTGCCCAGTTCGGCAACCGGCGTGAGTTTCTTCGCGACACCGTCAAGGGACTTCTCGGCCTTGGAGCCGTCGAACTTGTCGAAGAGCGAACCGAGATATGTCCCCAGTTGCCTGAGGAGCGCGATCGGAATCGCGACGATCTTGTTGAACTCGGCGAAGAACTTGTTGAGGAACTTGCCCTGCTCGATGGTCTGCTTGAGTTTGACGAGGAAGTCCCCGACACTGGCGGACGTCTTGAGGACGCTGCCGGAGCCCTGACCGACCACACTGAAGAGAGTGAAGAGTTCCTTGCCGATCGCCTTGACGATGTCCCAGCCGATGCCGAGAACGGCAAAGGCTCCGGCGAACGTACGCTTCAGTTCGTTGGCGGTGGTTCCGCCGAGCTTGAGCCTCTCGATGAAGTCCCGGAAGCTGACCGTCATGTCGTAGAGCTGCTTGGCCGTGGTCGGCGGGAAGATCTCCCGGAATGCGCTTCCGATAATCTTCATGACCGAGCTGAGAACCTTGAACGCGTCGGCGAGACCCTGGATCAGGACCTTGCGACCACCGAGCTTGTCCCAGCCCTGCAGCAGAGTGTTGAGCGCGTAGATAGGCGCGGTGAGCGCTGTCTCCGCCACGTTGTGGATGTTGGTGAACAGGTCGGTGGCCTGGCCGATGTCGCCGAAGATGGTCTTGAATATCGCAGCATATGCGGTACCGACCTCCTCCTTCAGCGCCTGAGTCAGCTGGGACATCGTCTTGATCTTGGTCGCCGAGTCGACTGCAACCTTACCAAGAGCCATGACCTGCTCGGCCTGCTTCTTGGTATAGCCCATCGCCTCGATCTGCTTCAGACTCAGGTCGCCGGTGAACTGCGACAGAGTCTTGGTCAGGATATCGGAGGTGAGCCAGCCCTTCTGAAGGCTGTTGCGGAAGCCGCCCTGCTTCTTGATGATCTTGTCGATCGCCACGCCGCTTGCACGGGCAGTGTTCTCGAGCGCGGTCTGGAACGTCTTGCCACCGAGGCCGGCGTTGACGACAGAGTTCCAGTCCTGGAGCTTGACCGATCCGGCCGCGATCGCCTGTGACAGCTGGTACATCGCGGTAGAAGCCTGCTCGGACGTCGACCCAGACATGGCCGCCAGGTTGGCAATACCCTTGATCGAGGAGACCGAGTCCTTCAGGCCGACGCCGGCGGCGGTGAAGGTACCGATGTTCTTGGTCATGTCGCTGAAGTTGTACACCGTCTGGTTGGCGTACGTGTTCAGCTGTCCGAGGACCTTGGTGACGTCCTTGAGCTTCGTTCCCGCGGCGGCGGTGTTTGCAAGGATCGTCTGAGTCGCATTGATCTGCGTCTCGTAGTTGTTGAAGCCGTCCTTGATCGGGTCGATCACGAAGGACTTCGCCAGCTGGATCCCGGCGTCGACGATCTTGTTGGTGATGTTGGTCAGGGCGGTGATGCCGATGACGGACATCGTCTTGAAGCGGTTGGCTATCGAGTCGATCCCGTTCGCCAGACCATCGAGCTTCATGCCGTTGGCGGCGGTGCTGACGTCGTTAAGGCCCTTGGTGGCACCCGTGAGCTGAAGGCCCTTGGTGAAGCGGCCCAGAGAGTCACGAGACTGGGCGATGCCGACCTCGAACTGCTTGTTGTCGAACATCACTTGGACAACGCGCTGATCGATACTACTCATGCGGAGGTCACCGCCTTCCATACCTTGTTTGCGATGTCATCAAATACGGGCGCCATTGCGGGGTTGATGTAGTCTCGCCCTTGAACGTAGCCGCCCGTACCAGTCCCGTAGCCGTACTGGAGCATGATGGCTACGGGAAAGTCGTTCTCGATATCCGTGTTTGTCCAGCTGATCCGATAGAAGCCCTTGGCGACTTCAGTGTCGTAGCTCCATGCTCCTGCAGCCAGACCGGTGTCTACTGGAGTAGCCGACTGGAGAGCCGCAACGCCCTCGGCGCCACACGAGTCCATGATGGAGAGAATATCCAACTTGGCCACGTGATCGAAGAACGACTCTATGCGAGCGAAGTCCCCGGTGACGATGAACGAGATCATTGCGGCTCCTTCCAGATTTAGCTGACCCGCTCGATGATCGCGCCGTAGCAGGTGATCGTGTTCGAAGCCGAAGCAGTCCCCCACGTGAACCGGATGGAGAGCTGGTTGACCGACGTCGTGTTGATCGTCGAAGCGGCCGAACCGTCCTCGATGATTCGAGTTGTGGTGGACGGGTTCCCCGCGATGGCGCTCTGGGTGAAGTCGGGGAATATCAGATGCCCCAGGACCGTCCCGCTGGACCCGATGGAAAGGACTACGAGAAACACTTCGCAGGACCAGGACTTGCTCGAAAGCGCGGCAGTCACCGGCGTCAACGTGCCCGTCGAGGCCATCGAGGACGAGTTGATCATGGCCTGGAACTTGACCGTCGGCGTACCCGTCGTGGAAACGATCCCCCATGCCTTGATTCGGTACGTGGCGCCGACGACCATCTCGCTCGCGGGGATGATCAGAACCGCAAGGTCCGTAGCGGTCACTGTGTTGGCGACCACAACCTGTGCCGATGGAGCGTTCCTGTACGTTCCGCCCGGAAGAGTCAGCGCGCCGCCGACGACGAGGTTTCCGTCAGTCTTCAGCGTGTTGACGGCCGAACGGTAGTAGAAGGTGTCCCGGGTTCCGGTTGAGCCGCCGGGCCCGATTGACATCTTACCGGTTCCGTCCAGGATCCAGGTGTCGAACGTGTCGGTTCCGTTGGTGTTACTGGACGCCACGGCATTGGTTGAGACGCTCGGCTGGTACGACAGCTTGGACTTGACCAGAGCGCCGGCCGAGAGAGTCACACTGGAGACGAAGTTCAGAACCCCGCTGGTTGTCTCGAGCACACCCAATTGCGCGTTGGTGAACCAGTTGGCCGACGACGCACCTGTGCCGGAGAACGACACGTTGATGAATCGCAGACCGGCCAGACTGGCGGATGCGTTGACGCTGGCCTGGACGCCCGCGGTACCAACGGTGGTGATAGCCGAAGCCAGACGACTGTCTGTGACGTAGCCGGTCGAGGTTCCCGACCAGTTGATGTCGTAATTGCTTCCGCTTGCGCTGGCCCCGTTGGACACGGTGAAGACGTCGCGAAGATGGATGGCGACACCCGTGCCCTCGATGGAGAACCCGTTCTTCTGGTTGTTCAGGCACCGCATCGTCGTCACGTGAATGTTGTTCGAGGCGCCGGTGATCCGAAACCCGTGCAACCCGCCTTGGACCACTCCGCCGTTGAACTGGATGTTCTGCGAAGCGCCGTTGGTTCCGTCCTCGATCAGGACGTTGGAACTGGTGGTCGGACCGCCGGCATCCAAGTTGTGAACGAAGATGCTGACGCAGTTCCCGACGAGGTGGACGGCATGGCCTGACCCCAGAGAAACCCACGAAAGCAGATTGTTGACCAGGATATCCCAGGAGTCCTCGAATCGAACGCTGTCAAGACTCGCCGATGAGCCGGTGGTAACGCCGGTGTTGGTGACCTCAACATTCGACATGAAACATGCCATCGAGTAGCTCGACGCCGTGTTCCCGAGGAAGTGAATGCCGCCGGCGCACAGGTTGACGAACAGCTCGCTGAGCAGAGTTCCGTCAGGCGTTCCGGTAGACGTCGCGTCGGCAGCGATGCTGATAGCCCACGCGTTGATGTACCAGAAGTTGCAACGGACGATCTTGGCCCGCTTCGCCGCCGTGGTGCTGATGCCCATGACGACCGGGTTGCTGGTGATCGTTGAACTGGCACCGACGATCGAGAGATCCATCACCTTGCAGTTCGCGGCTGTGATGGAGATGACCGAGCCGCCGGTGTAACCGGAACCGATGACGATCTTGGTCGCTTCGGCCCCAGCGCCGCGGATGGTGGTCCCCGAGACACTCAGCGCCAGGACTGTGGCGCCGTTGAGGAGATATGAACCCGCCGGGAGGAAGACCTGACCGCCGGCAGCCGGGACAGCAGCAATGGCCGCAAGAAGCGCAGTATCGTCATACGCCACCCCATTCCCGATCGCACCGTACGCCGGGTCCTTGACGTTGATGACAAGGTCGCCCTTCTTCACCGCGATCGCCGGGATCTGAGAGTCGGGGACCACGCCGCCGACTAGATCGGCCTTGGCGGCCAGTGCTGCCGTGGTTGCAGCGGCGGTCATGCCTGTGATGGTAGCCATGGGCTCCCCTTTCTATGCGCCGGTAGTAGCGGTGAAGGTGTTCGCGTCGATGTACGCCACGGTGTCCCAAGACAGCTGGAACACGCTGTCGTCCAGCATGTAGAGCGCGTAGGAAGGTGCATTCGCGGTGTACGTACCATCGCCGTTGTCGGTAATGGTGAGAAGGTTCGCGGTGTCGTACAGGTCGAGAAGTTCCGTGAAAGTCGGAAGGCGAGGCGTCAGCGTGTCTGTGCCGTAGAGAATATCCTCGATGCCGGCCAGCGTGGCAGGGTCGATGAACCGCGAGTCGAGGACGATGTGCGCGCTGGCCTTGTAGCCGGCGACGGCCGGGGGAAGTGCCGTCACCTTCCACATGAACTCGATCACCTGGACCGAGTCATTGTGGGTCTTGTGTCCACGGGTCGTCGGTGCCGCGTAAGCACCGTAGATGATGTTGATCTTGTAGTCTTTGTCGGACAGTTCGTTGCCGATCGTGTTCCGATAAGACAGACCGAACGACTTCCTCTGCTGGCCGGTCACGAACATCCCGGGGCGAGGCTCCGCGGATCCATCGCACGCTTCGAACTCGTCGGGGTACGTCAGGGCGGTGATAGTCGCCTCGTACTCCTCGACACGGGAACGGTTCGAGAACTTCACGCCGTCGACGTAGAAAGGCTTCGCGTCTCCGCCCAACGGGGCCTTGGTTATGGACGTGAGACCGTTCCATGGAACGCCGGGGCTACCGTCGACGTACAGGACGCCCTGGTCGATACCTGTCTCGTAGTACCGCTTGCCTGGGGCATCCCAGACGATTGCCGTCATGTTACGATCCTCCTCTCATCCCGTGGTCCCCATCTCGGCCCTTCGCTTCTTGTTCAGTTCACGGTTCCGGGCCGCAATGTCTGCGCGACTCATCTCCTTGGGCGGAGCGTTCTTCTGGTTGCAGACCCGGACAAGCGTGAGAAGACGGTTCAGGTGCCAGTGCTGGCATTCGAAGGGAATGTTCAGCGCGACCATCCAGTAGTAGATGATCTCAGCCGTGATGATCTCACGGTTGGTTTCCGGCTCTGCCTCGGCGAACCAGGTCGCCGTCATCTTCGCGTTTATGTAGTTGTTGATCGCCTTGACGTTGCCCTCGGAGAGTCTGGTGAAAACCTCCGGAGGAACATCAGGGGTGACAGTCATTGCCACGACATACCAAAGGACTTCTTCGGCAGTCTTCTCTTCCGTGTTCAGGAAGGGCTTCTCATGGAATGACTCCCATTTTGACAAGGAGACCAGAGAGTGCTCAAGATCGAGCGTGAACGATGCGGCGACGACGAACTCTGTCTTGGCTTCGTCGTATCCTTCGGCCATCGGGACGTCGATGGTGAGCACTCTCTGACTCCTTCTGTTGGGCCTAGCTGTACGGCATCAGCCACTCGTCGACGCTGGCCGCCGAGAACTTGTAGCCGACGTTCGGCTGGGCGGTGACCACGGTGTCGACCGCGATGACCACGCCACCGGTGACCGGGAGGTCGTTGATGTAGTAGGTCACGCCGGTGACGACCGGGATGTTGACGGTGTGGGTGCCGGCGGTGTAGGTCGGGCCGGTCGGCGTGACGGTGGTGATCGTGCCGGAGAAGAGCGCCAGGACGGCCGCGGGGGTGGGCAGCGACGGGTCGGTGCCAGCGGTTCCGTACAGGAAGTCCTCGAGCGCGAGCAGAGCTGTGTGGTCCACGCGGGAGGCGTCGATCGTCAGCGTGGACGCGTTCTTGTAGCCGGGGACGGCGATCGGGGTGGTGGTCAGCGACCAGACGAGCGCGACGGCGGCCGGGTTGTCGTTGATGGTCGCGTAGTCGCGCTGGGACGGCGCCGCCAGGGCGTTGTAGACCAGGTGGAGCTTGTAGCCGTACTCCGTGTTGACCAGGTCGTTGCCGAGCTCGGTCCGGTAGGCCAGGCCGAAGGACTTGCGCGGCTGCTGATTGACCATGACGCCGGGCTCGGGCTCAGCGGAGCCGTCGCACGCGGAGAACGCGTCCGGGTAGGTGAAGGCCTCGATGTCGGCGTCGAAGCGCTCGGTCGAGACCAGGTTGAGGTAGATCGAGTTGTCGGCGTACTGTGCGGTGGCCGCGGCGCCGGTCGGCTTCTCGGTGACCTTGGTCAGGCCGTTCCAGGCGAAGCCGGTGGTGTAGGCGCCGACGGTGTCGGGCAGGTACAGAACGCCCTTGGAAACGCCGGTCTCGTAGAGACGCTGGCCGACGTTGTCCCACGCGAGCTTGCTCACGGGTTGCTCCCTCAGTAGTAAAGGTTGAAGACGTCGTGGTTGAGGTTGTCCGCCACGAAGAACCGGTTGTAGAGACACATCGGCAGTTCAGCGACCTTGTCGGGAACCAGGCTGTCCGGGTTCGTGTCGATCACAGTCACTTGGTAGCACGTGGTGTGGTGGTACGACTCGTTGTCAGCGAACTTGCTGACCATTCGGTACCGTTGGTACACGATACAGGGGTACTGCATCTGGACGCTGGCCGGGGGCTGGAAATATACGTGTGTACTTCCCAGCAAATCCTCGAGAAGCGTCTGAAGGTCAAGCCTTAGGGCCACTGTAGACACCTCCCAGCGTCAGGAGAAGGCGGGGGCTCTGCACTTCGACGTCAGTGACGTCCCACAGAGCCCCCTGCCACTCCACATAACGCATGGCAAAGATGTGTTCGTTGGCGTAGGGATCCGCGACGATGGATATGGAGTTGTTGACAGTCAGATCGTCATTGACTTTCTGAGCATCACGGTACTGGCGTGTGTTCCGAACAACATCACCGTAATATGCAATCTCGGTGATGACGTCATCCCACACGCCAGGAGCGGTCTCCACAGTCTCGCCGAAGCCGACCTTTCCGTAGAACCGTTTCGTCGCCATGACGTCCTATCAGGAGGTGCTGGTCGAGGACCCGATCTCGAAGTGCCACTCCACCGCGAGGCCGGTGCTGACCTCGAAGTAGTAGCCGGAGGCCGGGACGGCCACGACGTTGAGCTCCTGGCCCGCGGTGAGAGCGGTCTGGGCGCCGGCGGTCAGGGTGGCGTTGGTGTCGCTGTTCTTGTAGACGACGCCGGTGACGGCCGGGATGGTGACGACGCCGGTGGCCTTGACCAGGGTCGGCGCGGTCGGGGCGGCGATGACGTTGGTGCCCGCAGTCAGCCAGACGACCAGTGCGGACTTCGGCCGGGTCAGCGCACCAGAGATGCGCGTCTCGGCCAAGTACTTGTACTGGTTGTAGTCGATGTCGAAGAAGTCGAACAGGCTGACCTCTCCGCCGCGGTTCGCGCCGACGTTGTAGTCGGACAGGTTGACGACGATGCCGAGGAGGTTGGTGGTCGACTCCATGACCTCGACGGGGATGATGTCGGACACCATCATCGCCGCGGCCAGGTCGGCCTTGTTCTGGTACAGCCGGCGCCCCAGCGTGTCCTTGATCAGGAGCATGTTGGTGAGGGTCGCCCACGTGGTGAAGAAGGTGGGGGTGCCGGAACCCTTGTACCAGCGGCGGGCCCGGATGATGGCCTCGACGGCCTCCTGGTAGGACGAGTTCGAGTCGGCCAGGTTGACGTTGACGTCGGTCTTGTACAGCTCGTGCTCGTTGACGATCGAACGCAGGCCGGCACCGGAGGACGCGGCGGCCGGGTCGGCGATCTTGTCCGGGTCGGCGATGTCGCGGCCGTCGCTGACGAGGATCGCGCGAGCGATTTCCTCACGCAGCATCAGGGACATCTCGCCCTTCATCCACGCCACGACGTCGAAGTCGGTGATGTCGATGATGTCG